GATGGAGGCGATCCGACGACCAGGAGGCGACGATGGCTGAGGAGCAGGTCTACGACCGCGAGAGCCTGCCGAGCGACCCGGACACCTGGCAGGCCTTCAGAAAGCACGCGGTGACGCGCGCCGTGCGCATCCAGGGTCCGTTCACCGTGCAGACCTCAGAGGGGCCGCTTCACTGCGAGGACGGGTGGCTCGCCCTCGACGCGCGCGGCTTCCCCTACCCCATCGCCGCCCAGGAGTTCACGCTGATCTACTCTGCCGTCGAGCCCGAGGAGGCCGCGTGAGCGACGCCCAGGCGGCGGCCGGCGCCCAGGCCGCCGAGCTTGCCCGCGACGTTCGGGTGCCGCGCCTCGTGCCCACAAGGCGCGTCAACATGGTCATCGAGCACGCCATCCGCGAGCTGCTCGTGGGCCTCGGCGAGGACCCCGACCGCGAGGGCCTTCGCGACACGCCGGCCCGGGCAGCCGCGTTCTGGCAGGAGTTCATCGAGGCCGACCCCGGCCACCTCACGTGCTTCGAAGAGCAGGCCGACGAGATGGTCGTGGTGAGCGGCATCCGCGTGTGGTCGATCTGCGAGCACCACCTCCTGCCCTTCTGGGCCGACGTGTCGATGGGCTACATCGCCTCGGGCCGGGTGCTCGGCCTGTCGAAGTTCTGCCGCATCGCCCAGGCCTGCGCGCGCCGGCTACAGGTGCAGGAGCGCATGGTGGCCCAGATGGCCGACATGCTCTCGGGCGCGCTCGGGGACAACCCCGACGTGGCGGTCACGGCGACGGGCGAGCACCTGTGCATGGTCATGCGCGGCGTGCGCGAGCGCCAGGCGCGCACCACGACCTCGGTGATGCGCGGCCAGTTCCGCGACAAGCCCGAGGCCCGCGCCGAGTTCATGAGCCTCGCCCGGGCATGAGCGACCGGCCGCTGCAGCGCGAGCTACGCCTCCTGCCATGGCGCGTCGGGCGCAAGGTGGGCCGCACGATCTACGCGGTCGTGGGCGAGACGGACGGCGACGACGACGTGCTGATCGGGCTCATGGACACCCGGGAGCTTGCCGCCGCCGCCTGTCGGGCGCACAACCGGGCGGTGGAGGCGGCGGCGCTTCGAGCGAGGCGGCCCTGATGCCCAGGGGCCGTCGCACGAAGCTCACGCCCGAGGTGCAGGAGCGCATCGTGCGCGCGCTGCGGGCGGGCAACTACTTCCGCACGGCCTGCATCCACGCGGGCATCAGCGAGGCCACCGGCTACGAGTGGCTGGCCCGTGGCAGAGGCGAGCACGACCGGCCGCAGACGCCGCTCTACGCCGCATTCGCGGAGGCATGCGCGCGCGCGGAGGCAGACGCCGAGACGCGCGCCGTGGCGCAGATCATCACGGCGGGCCGCGACGACTGGCGGGCGAACGCGTGGTTTCTCGAGCGGCGCCGGCCGGCTGAGTGGTCGCCGCGAGTTCGCACCGAGCTGTCGGGGCCTGACGGCGGGCCGATCTCGGTAGCCTCGGAGGCCGCACATGACGCGCTCATCGCCCTCCTCGCCGAAGCAGCGACGGCCGCTCACGCCCAGCGAGTCGGCCTGGGTCTTGCACCGGGTGAGCCCGGCGGCAATGGCCACGCGCCTCTCGCGCCCGGTACGCAGAACGGGGGAGCTGGGTGAGCCGGCCTGGCAGCCGGCCCGCCACCTGATCCTTCTGAGTTCCCTGCTCGTCGAGGTCGCGATGCGGCGCCTGCCGCGCCTGGCGATCTTCATGCCGCCACGGCACGGCAAGAGCGAGCTGACGAGCCACTGGTTCCCGGTGTGGCTCTTGGAGCTGTGGCCCGACCTTCGGCTCATCCTGGCCAGCTACGAGGCCGAGTTCGCCGCCACGTGGGGCCGCAAGGTGCGCGACTCGATCGTGCGCGCGCCGCTCGGCGAGCTTCGGGTCCAAGTCGACGAGCGGCGAAGCTCGGCCGCCGACCGATGGGACACCACGGCCGGCGGCGGCATGGTGACGGCCGGCGTGCGCGGCCCGATCACCGGGCGCGGCGCCGACGTGCTGATCATCGACGACCCGGTGAAGAACCAGGACGAGGCCCGCTCGAAGCTGATGCGCGAGCGCACCTGGGACTGGTGGCAGGGAGTGGCCCGCACGCGCCTGGAGCCCTCGGGCTCGGTGGTGCTGATGATGACCCGCTGGCACGAGGACGACCTCGGCGGCCGGCTCATCGCCGAGTCTGCGGCCGGCGGCGAGCGGTGGGCGGTGCTCTCTCTGCCGGCCCTGGCAGAGCCCACGCCGGCCGCCCCTGATGCCCTCGGGCGCGCGGCCGGCGAGGCCCTGTGGCCCGAGCGCTTCGACGCGCAGGCCCTCGACGCCACCCGCACGGCGGTCGGCCGCTACGTCTGGGACTCGCAGTTCCAGCAGCGCCCGCGCCCGCTCGAAGGCCAGGGCCTCTTCCGCGAGGAGCACATCCGCCGCGCCGTGGCCGAGTGCCCGCCGCTCGCCGAGCTTGAACGGCGCGGCCTGGCCCGGGTCATCGTGGCCGTGGACCCGCCGGGCTCGACGGCCGAGTGCGGCATCGTGGTGTGCGGCCTTCTGCGGCGCCGAAGCTCCGGCGAGCCGCCGCGCGCCGTGGTGCTCGACGACCGCTCGCTCGCCGGCCCGCCGGAGCTGTGGGGCGCGGCGGCGGTGGACGCGGCCATCGAGTGGAACGCCGACGCCATCGTGGGCGAGACCAACCACGGCGGCGACATGGTGCGCGCGGTCATCCGCGCGGTGGAGCGCGGCCGGCGCGTCCGGTTCCAGGCCGTGCACGCCTCGCGCGGCAAGCTCACCCGCGCCGAGCCCATCGCCGCTCACTACGCGACGGGCCAGGTGTGGCAGCTCCGGCGCTTCCCGGAGCTTGAGGAGCAGATGACCACGTGGCTGCCCGAGCACGGCATGGAGAGCCCCGACCGCATGGACGCGCTCGTGTGGGGGCTCACGCAGCTCCTCGAAGCGCCGGTCGCCGGCCGGATGGTCGCCTACGCGTGAGGGGGCCGGCAGGCCGCCGGCCGTGAGCATCCGGCGCGCCTTGCGGGCGGGGGTTACCGTCCTCCCTACCGGCCCTGGCGCCGGCCTACCCGCCGCAGGCCGCCGCCATGCGGCCTGAGAGGGCTTCTGCGGGCCTTCGGGCCGCCGGCCGGCCCTGGACCCTCCCGCGCTAGGCTCAGGCCCTCACAACGCCTCTGGGAGGGGCCATGCCACCACCGAAGTCGAAGGCGCAGGCGCGGCTCTTCTTCGCGCTCGCCGGCCGGGGTGTCGGGTGGGCCAGGAGGGCCACGGGCAAGCTCGGCAAGGGCAGCGTGAAGCGGCTGCCGGCCAGGCGCCGGGGCCGGCGCTGATGGTCGACGCGCTCAACCTCATCATCAGCGTCTTCATCCTGGCCTGGGTGATCAGCCCGCCGAGCTGGAAGACCCGCCGACGGCGCAAGCCGTGATCTGGACCGACCTGATCATCCTGGCCGCCGTGCTGCTCATCGCGGCCGCAGTGCTCACGCTGATCTCGAAGGTGGTGGCCGTGGTGCTGCTCGTGCTGGGGGCCGCGCTGACCATCGGGGCGATGCTCGGGATCGCCCTCCGGCGGTGACGCGCCGGCCCGTCGGGTAACCTGCGCCCATGGACCAGGAGAACGCCGGTCGGGCGGCGTGGGCCGCCGAGCGGCTGGCCGACCGCCGGCCGGCCTACGAGATCGCCCTCGACTACTACGAGGGCCGCCACCGGCTGATGTTCGCCACCGAGCGCTTCCGCACCACCTTCGGCCGCAGCTTCGGGGAGTTCCAGGACAACCTGTGCCAGCCGGTCGTGGACGCGCTCGCCGACCGGCTGCAGATCACGGGCTTCGTCGACAACGGCGCGCCGGCAGAGGAGCAGGAGGACGCCGCGCTGCCGGCGCTGGCGCTCTGGCGGGCGAACCGCATGGACGTCCAGGCCGGCGCGGTGATGCAGGACACGCTCACGCTGGGCGACAGCTACGTGATCGTGTGGCAGGACGAGCAGGGCTTCCCGCGCATCGTTCCGCAGATGGCCCACCGCATCGCGGTGCGCTACTCCGACGAGCGCCCGGGCGAGATCGAGTGGGCCGTGAAGCTCTGGCGCCAGGACAAGCGCTGGCGGGTCACGGTCTACGAGGCCGACCAGCTCACGCGCTGGATCGCGCCGAACGAGTCCTCGAGCTTCGACCTGCCGACCGAGTACGAGGACTTCCAGCCGCTTCCCGAGCAGCCGGTCGTGCGCAACCCGTGGGGGGTGGTGCCGGTCTTCGCCTTCCACAACGCCGCCGCCGTCGGCCGCCTCGGCCGGCCGGAGCACGAGCAGGCAATCCCCCTCAACGACGCGCTGAACAAGAGCGTGCTCGACATGTTCGTGGGCATGGAGTTCGTGGCCCTGCCGCAGCGCTGGGCGACCGGCGTTGAGCAGCCGACCGACCCGGTGACCGGCAGGCCCACCGAGTACACGGCCGCCGTGGAGCGCTGGTTCACCGCGCCGGACACCGACGCGCGCTTCGGCCAGTTCGAGCAGGCGCGCCTCACCGAGCTCGTCGCGGTGCAGGACAGCTTCCGGGCCGAGATCGCCCGGGTGACCGGCACGCCGCCGCACTACCTCCTGCTCGGCGGCGACTTCCCCTCGGGCGAGGCGCTGAAGACCGCAGAGAGCCGGCTGGTGAAGCGCGCCCAGGACCGTCAGAGGCTCTGGGGTCCGGTGTGGAGCGCGTGCATGACGCTCGCCCTGCGCATGGCCCAGACGCCGCCGCACGGTGACCTGGAGACGCTGTGGGCATCGGCCGAGTCGCGGGCCGAGCGGGATCAGGCCGAGACGGCGGCCATCAAGCAGGCCCTCGGCGTGTCGAACGCGCAGCTTCAGCGCGAGATGGGCTACACGCAGCAGCAGATCGACGAGATGGCGGCCGAGCGCGAGGAGGAGCAGCAGCGCGACGCCGATGCTGCGGCGGCGGCGGTGGCGGCCGGCCGGGCCTAGGCCGGCGTGGGCAGGCAGCCGCTCGACCCCGATGCCCTCGACCCCGT